GTGAGGACCCAGGTGCCGCGACCGGGGCTGATCTTCGCCTCGCCTCGGTGTGCGAGGTGGTACTGGCGGCCGCGGACCTTGAACCTGCGCGCGTCGAACGAGACGGCGAGCGACCGGTTGCGCTTGCAAACGATGGTGCGGAAGTGCGGCGGCAGGTCGTCCTCGATCGCGTCGCCCGACTTGGCCTCGGTCCACCCGATGAAGTCGGCGAACGGGGCGGCGACGGCGTGGTCGGCGAGGTTGTGAGTACCCCACATTGCTTGACCTTGCGGTCGAACCTGCGCGCGGCCGTATTCGGGAGCCATCTTTGTCGTATCTTCCGGCTCAGCGCAGGCTCTTGCGGATCGCCCGCAGCCGGTCGCGGATGGCCTTCACGCGGCGACGTCGGTCGGCGAGGGGGTTCAACGCCTGGATCGCCTCGGTGAGCTGCTGGCGATCCTCGCGCTTCCCGTCGGTCATGGCGCGCATGGCGTGGTCGACGTCGTCGCGGAAGTCGGTCATCGAGAACGTCGGGTCGATCTTGCCGGTCTCGCTCGTCTCCTTGTGGCCGCGCACGGTGGCCGCGGAGTTGCCGGTCACGCGCAGGGACAGGACGGCGCAGAGACGCACGTAGGCGTCGTACTGCGCCGAGGTCCACGGCTCGCCCGGTCCCGCGTGGAACGCCTCAACGCCGATGTAGAGCTCGTTGCCGTCGCCTCCCGCCACGGTGCCGGACGCCTTCGCGGTTCCGGCGTGGTTCGCGCGGCCGGCGGCGATGACGTAGACCGTGCCGTCGCGCGCGAGGCCGAGCTGGCAGAGCGGGCCGGGGAGGTCGCTGCGGCCCTTGACGAGCAGATTGACGACGGCCTCGTCGCTGGTCGCCTTGCTGGTGGCCGTGTGGTGCGCGAGACAGCCCTGGGGGTCGAAGCCGCCCGTCGTCGCGGGACGGCCACGGGTCTTCCAGCCAGGGACCTCGCGGACGGTGAGCCCGGCCTCGCGGCAGACGTCGGCGAGTTCGGTGAGGTAGCGGTAGGTCACGACAGGCTCCCTTGCGCGGAAGGTCAGTCGCCCAGGTAGGGCGGCCAGGGGTCGGCGTAGATGCCGGGTGCCGGCGGTGGGGCGCACAGGCACCAGTCGCAGGGCAGGAAGGTGTGGGCCTCATGGCCGCACGAGGAGCAGCCGGGCTGGCGGGGCGTGGGTGCGTCCATCGGCCCTCCCGGACCTACTCGTCGGGGTCGGGCTCAGGCGGCGGACGGAACAGCATCTCCGCGGGCTTGCCCTGCGCGATCCATGCCAGCGAGCGCCACATGTCGGCCTCGTCGGCGGCGGCCTTGATGACGTGGTCGTCGAGCTTGTGGTCAACGGCCTTGACGGTGCCCTCGACCTTTTCGACCTTCTCGTTCAGCGCGGCCTGTTCGGCGGCGAGTTCGGCGGCCTTCTCAGCGGCTTCGACCTGCGCGGCCTGGACGTCGGCCAGTCGCGCCTGCACGGTGCCGACCTTGTCCAGCAGCGTCGGCGGGTTGCTCCTGCCACCGTTGACGGTCACCTGCCGCTCGACGTTGCGGACGGGGTCGACGATCTGCGTCACAGCCCACGCCTGCACGCGGGGCTTCACGAACCACCAGACGGCCGCGCATCCGGCGGCCAGGGTAGAGATGCCGGCGGCGACAGCGAGGACGACGACGAGGACTTCAACGGATGCCTCAATGGCGGTGATCTGACTGGTGGCCTGTTCAGGCACGGGAGCCCCCGCGGGTTGTGTGTGGGGGCGGCCCAGGGCAAGAGAGGCCGTCATGGTGGAGGTCAGTCGGTGCCGAGCAGCAGGCACGCGGCCTGGCGGACGGCGGCCTGGAGTGCGGCCACCTGGTCGGCGAGGACCGGGGCGGGGGGCTCGAGCGCGGCGACGGCTGCGGCGAGGCTTCGGCGGGCCTGCTCGTGGGCGTCGTCGCGTGACGTCATGCGCCACCAGACGGCGTCGTACTGCTCGCCGGTCAGTTCGCCGTCGAACGTGACGCCTTGGCTGCGGTCAATCCGCAGGACCGGCGCGTCGGTCAGATCGGCGAAGGTGGTGAACGTGACGGCCCGCGCGATCTGACCTTGCACGATGGTCTCCATCCCGCTCACCTCCTCGCCGCAGCGATCGCGTCAGACAAGGTGCGGACCGAGAGGTTGGTCGGCCCGAGGGTGATCTGTGCGGGGTCGGCCGTGGAGTAGGAGACCTCGCCGAGCACCGCATCGACGGCCGCCGAGAAGCGCGTTCCGCCGAGATTCGCGGGCAGATTGAACAGGCGGACGACCTGCCCCGCTCGCACGGACGGCAGATGCGCCGGGACGCCACCAGGGGACAGCAGTCGACTCGACGGGACGGTGACGCGCTGCAACCAACGAGGTCGCAGCCCGAGAGCGAGCTCGGCCGTGGCGTAGGTGCCGGCCGTGCCCGATGTGAGCAGACCCAGGTTCGTCAGGTCGAGCGACTTCTCGCGCCGCCCGTACTTCTCCTCGGCGTCCGTGTCCGAGGCCACCGTGGTCGAGAAGGTCGGGTTGCCGTCGAAGTCGACGCCGTCCTGGTAGCGGGCAACGATGTGCGTGGCGAGGTTGTCCGAGGTGACGCCGATGTCGAACCCGTCCGCGTTGAGCAGGTAGTCCACGTCGGTCGGCTCAGCCACCGCGAAGGCAACGCCGGTCGGGTCGACGCCCCACCGCACGCCGACCTTGTCCGCCCAATCGGTCAGCAGCTCGTCAAGGCGCCGCACAGAGTCGCCGACGGAGCCGATCGGATCGGGGCCGAAGTCGCCCGCGTCGGACCAGGGCAGACCGCGGGTGATGGCGTCCTCCACCGCATCCTGGGGTGAAGACGTGGGGGAGCCGCCACTCAGGGCCTCGAAGTCCTCGGCTCGTCGCGCCAACCCCTTCGCTGCGATCTGGCGCGGGAAGTCGCGCGAGACCTCGTCGACCACGCCGCCGAACTCGAGGACACCGCCGCTGTAGACCTCGAACGACGACCCGACGCCCACGAGCGAGGTGTCGTTGTCCGGGTCGACCGCGAACACACACGACGCCAGATCGCCACCGCACGGCCCCGATCCCCAGCGGCTTGACCACGCGATGTCGGAGACGTTGCCGCGCGAGTGCAGCCACTCACCGGCCACCTTGACCTCAGCCACGGCCGCCTCCGCTCGTCACAGTGCGGCCCATCCGGCCCAGGTCGGGAAGTATTCGAGCGCGAGAGACGGAGCAATCGCACCCGTGACGGCGAGGAAGCCCGTCATCTGTCCCGGCCGGAAGAAGTGCGTGCCGGGCGCGATCGCGTCGGACCATGCGCTGCGGGAGTTCAGTCGGTCATCGGTCGGCCCGCGCCAGTAGCCACCCTGCGGCTGCGATGAGGACGGGGAGTCGATCCAGAGGTACGACGAGGACCCCGAGTTGGAGGGGATGCCGGTGCCGCAGTCGATGATGGAGAAGTCCCCGATCGCCCGGCCGCGAACCTGCCATGCCGGGATGAGGTAGACGTTGCCGAGGATGTCGCCCTTGAAGATGAGGCGCACCGTCGTCGTGGTGTCGGCACCCTGCACCGCAACGGGCGGCAGGAACAGCGTGCCCACGGGGAGGAACTGCCACTCGTCGCTCGTGCGCGTCACCAGTGTCTCGCACTCCGACGTCGGGCCGGTCAACGTGCCGTCGACGTTGAGTTGCGCCTGTACGCCCGAACGGACCTTGTCCGTCACGGTGCCAGGCTTGACGAGCGTGACCACCCGGTAGGCGCCAGGAGTGAGCGACGCGGCCGGGATGTCGAAGATGGGAGTGCCGGCCGCCGTGGAAAACGTCGTTGCATTGGGCGCGTAGTAGGCGCCCTGGAGTGCCGTGGCGTCCGCGATCAACGTGCCCTGTGTGACGAACGGGCGCCCCTCAGGCGTGAACCCAGGTGCGACGGCATCCGAGGGCAGGGTGGCGACGAGCACCTGGCCCAGCGCAACCGACTCCGTGCCCGAGGCGATCCGCAGCGAGCCGACCGTGCGCGCAGACCCGAGAACGTTGAGCGTCTTCGTCACCTGTTGATCGGTCGATGCCGTGGTGGTGAGGCGGAAGTCGTCAAACCAGACGAACGGGTTGGGAAGTTCGGTCGCGGACCCACTTCTGCCGTGAAGGCTCTCGAATCGGAAGCCCGTGATCGTCAGGCCCGCAGCCACCGGCCACCGGTACTGCACGAATCCGTCGGCCCGGAACGCGACGGAGGCGAAGTTAGTGACTTCAACCCACGCGCCGCCGATCTGCTGCCACACGCGCGTCAGACGGGTCAGGTCGTTGGCAGGCTCAAAACGGATCGAGACCGAGACATAGCCGCCGGTCGCGGTGTCGAGCGAAAGGCCGGTGACCTGGTCGCGCCCGGTGCCCCCTGGGGGTGAATAAGCGCCACCAGTTCCATTGCCGAGGTTGAAGACGAAACCCGGCTCCCACTGCGTCACCTTCGACTTGACCGAGCCCGTGCCCTCAACGAACAACGTCGAGTCGACCGTGAACGCAGCAGCCTCGTCGCCGCCGTAGGTCGCCCAGCCGGTCGTCGACTCCGCACTGTAGAAGACGGTGCCAGCCGACGGGCCGGGGGGAGACTCGGCGACGTCGACCAGCGGGGACTCGGAGCGCGTGAACGGGAGGCAGACGAGGCGCAGGCCGACGGTCATCTCGTTGTGCCGATACGACACGTCATCGAAGGCGCCGGATGCCAGAGACGACGTCTCAACATCGAACACGGTCGCCGGGTAATCGTCATCGCGCCACACCAGCGTCGTGCGCTTGCCCGTGGCTCGGTCAAGTCGGGCGCGACCATCAGCGAGGCCGACCGGGTCCGTGCCGACGATGCGGATAGGCAGGGTGACTTCGGCGTTGGACGTGCCCTCGTTCTCCACGAGCGAGCCATCCGAGATCAGCGAGGCAAGAAGCACCTCGATCGGCTCGCCCGACCCGAAGGTCGCGCCCGTGACCAGCTCAAAGGAATAGGTCCCCTCGTCACCGTCAACCAACTCAATGTCGCCGTCAAAGACCAGCGAGTACGGCGCCGTGCTCATCCGCGACCCTTCCTCTGCCCACTAGACGCCGCGCTGTTCACGGCCCTGCCCACGGCGGCGCCAGTGCGCTCCGGGGCGTCCTCAAGGCGACGCTCGATCTGCGCCAGACGCCGCTCGGCCTGACGCAGCAGACCCTTCGACTCGCGCAGTTCGGCCACGGCCTCACGCGAAGCCGCAGACTGCGCGCGGATCTCGTTGTCCAACGTCCCACCAGCCCGACCACCAGCGCCCTGAGCCGCCGAGTCGCGCTGGGCGAACAGGTCCGCGAGCTGAGACGAAGCCCCCGCGTTGCTGCCATAGAACCGCGCCTCATCCAGTGAGGCGTTGCGGGCGATCTCCGCGATGACGCTGTCGGGGAGGCCCTGCGCGCGCAGCATCCCAAGCGACGCCGCCAGCGAGTTCGCGTCGCGGGTCTGGTTCTGCAACTGGCCGGCGCGGATGGAAGCCATCGCCGCGCCACGCTCGCCGGACGACAGCGAGGCGAGGTAGGCGTCGAGGTCGCCCTGGTCGACGGTCGCCTGCTGCTGCCCCGACTTGCTGATGGCGAACTGCCGAGCGGCCTCGTAGAGCTCGCCAGGCACGTCGCGCAGGATGTCCGCGTTGCCGCTGAACGGAGAGTCGCTGAATCGGCCCGCCACGTCGGCAGCGAGCGCCTTCCGCTCGTCCTTGAGGAACTGGAGCCGTTCCTTCTGCGCGTCGGCTTCCTTCGTCGCGGCCTCGACGGCCTTCTCGAGCAGGCGGGTGCGGACACGCATCTCCGCGCGCAGACCCTGCTCGGACTCGCGGACCGCGCGGGCGAACCGGGCCGTCTCGGAGTCGGCGCCGGCCATGCTGCGGTACGACGACACGAGGCCACCGTCCGCGTACCCGGGCAGGCTCGACATGCCGGGCAGGTGGCCGTAGCGCGAGGACAGGTGCGCCTTGTCGCGGCGGACGACCTCCTGCGGCAGGACAACCTCGCCGCGGTGGACGATGCCCGCGGGCTCGTACTTGCCGCCGCGGCCGGTGAAGCCGCCGGACGCGAAGCCGTCGCGCGGACCGAACGAGGACTCGCCTACGCGGCGGGTGACGAACGTGTGCGTCGTGGTGCGGGAGGTCGGGATCTGGAGGATCGCGCGGGTCACCATCTCGGCAGCGGATCGAACCTGGGCCATGCCCTGCTCGGTCATCTTCGTGTTTCGCTTCTCGGGGATCTCGAGGATCGAGTCGGCCAAGCGGCGGGCTGCGGCGCGGGGCACGTCCATCGCCACGGCGGTCTCGATGAAGGAGCGGCGGGCCTCGCGGAACCGCTCACCGTTGTTCTTGACCGCGTCGCTCTGGTTGTTCCAGGCAGCGGCGAGGCTGGAGAGCGCCTGCCGGTTGGCGAGGGCCGCGTCGGACGAGCCCCGGATGCCGGCCTCGTTGCGCTCGGCCTGAGCCTGGGCAGCCTTGAGGGCCTGGCGATACTGCGTCTCGGCGTCGAAGGCGCTCAGGGTCGCCTCGCGCTTGGCGCGCATGGCGGCGGCGGACGCTTCGATCGCGTCGGCCTCCTGCTGGGCAGCCTCGGCCACATCCTCGGACGCCATAGCGAACAGGCGGGACAGGTCGGTCCCGTCCCCGGCCGCGACGCCGAAGGTCTGCATCAGCCCGGTCGTGCCCTCGAGCGCAGCCTGAAGGTCGCGCTGGCGCTCCTCCTGATCGGCCGTGGCACCCGTGAGTCGCTGCCACTGCGCCTGCACCGTGTCGATCGGGTTCTTGATCGCCTCGAGCTGGCCGCCAAGGTCGAAGAAGCCGGACGACGACGCGGCCGTCAGGTCGGCCTGGCGGGCAAGGTCGTCGTTCACGACGGAGAGCGCGGCGCGGATGTCCTCGGGGATCATCGACTCCAGCGCGAGCGACGTGGCCTGCGCGGAGTCCGAAAAGGAGACGGAGGCGTTGGAGGCATCCATCATCAGACCGACCGCGGCGCCGACAGCAGCACCCCACGGACCGGCGAGCGTTCCCATCATCGCGAGAGAAGCGGTGTTGGCCGCAGCGAAGCCGTCCGCGACGCCCGTCGTCGCGAGCGCCAGACCGCCGAGAGCAGTCGCGCCGCGGAGAGCCGCGCCGCGAACCTCGTCGGTCGCCTTCGCCTGGTCACGCAGGGAAGCCGCGCGGGTCTGAGCGGTCGCGCCGAACGTGCCCGACAGTGCGAGGTTCTGCCGCAACGCCGCGCCGTAGCCGAGCTGAGCCGCCGTCGCCTGGGCGGCAGAGGAAGTCGTGATGCCACCCCACGCCTTCGTGGCGAGGGAGAGTGCCGACATCGCCGTGACCGCAGCCATGATCGGCGTGCCAAGGTTGGAATCCGCGAGCGCCGCGACGACGTCCGCTATGGACTCGACCGCCTGGAGCACGGGACCACCGAGCGGGGCGGCGGCCTCGCCGATCTGGAGCAGCGCGTTGGCGATCGCGCCGAACGTCTCGCCGACCTGCGGGCCCGTCTCGCGGACGTAGGTCACGAAGTCGGCGAAGCCCTCGGTGGCGGCCAGGCCGGTTGCCCAGTCGTCGAAGGAGTCGGCCGTGCGCGCGACCCAGTCACCGAAGTCGCGGTTGAGCGGCGCGAAGGCCATCCACAGTTCGCTCATGCCGTGCGCGACGTCGCCCACGGATGCGGCCATCTGCTCGAGCGCGGGCGGCGCCTCGGTCTCGATGAAGTTCAGGAAGTCCGCCCACCGCTCGGAGCCCAGCGAGGCGCCTGCGTCGGCGGCGATGTTGCCGAGCGCCTGGCCGACGGATGCCGCGATGCGCTCGACGCCCTCGAGCGCCGGCTCCAGCGACTCCAGCCCGTCGATCAGCCCGGGGAACAGGTTGGCGGCGCCCGCGTCACGGATGTCCCGCAGCGCCGGAGCCATCGACCGCAACTGGCCGACAAGATCCTGGGCGGCGGGGGAGAGCTGCGCCATCGCGTCACGGGCGGCGCGCAGGTTCTCCTCGGTCGGCTCCAGCGCGGCAGTGTTGACCGCCTCGAGAGCGTCGCCGACGCCCTGGAACGCAGCGATCGCAACGCCCGCGCCGATGGCAGCGACGCCGAACTGGTTGGCGAGGCCAGCGACCGCAGCGACCCCGACGGTGCCGATGGGCGCAAGCGCGGGGCCAAGGACAGCGGCCGTGCGGGCGAGCAGCGACAGGCGGCCCGAGAACTGGTCAATCGACGCCGAACCCTCGCGGGCCTTGCGGGAGACGACCGCGACCTCGTTGCCGATGTTGCGGACCGTCATCTCGGTCCGGCGACCACCGCCCGCGCCGTTGAGCGCGTCGAGCTCGCGGTTGAGGAGTGCAGCCGCAGTCGCAGCCTTCGCCATTCCGGCCGTGAACCGGTCATCGAGGATGAGCTGGACCGTCTCCTTGCGAGTCGCCACGCGCTTCCTCCTCTGGTCGCCGTGGCCGTCGCGGGCCTACGCTGTTGAGATGTCTGAGCAGCAGTCAGGGCAGATCCCGCCGCCGCCTGGTTGGTACGCCGACCCGAACCGCGCTGGCGCGTCCCGTTGGTGGGATGGGCAGCAGTGGTCGGACGTGCCGCCACAGGGTCGTCAGGTCGCGCCGCCGGCCATTCAGCGCCAGCGCCGCAACTCGAACTTCGTCATCGGCGGCGTCGCGCTGCTCGTCGTCGGGCTCGTCATCGCTGGCGTGGTTGACGCCAACAGCGAGCAGGACTGTCGGAACGACGCCGCGGACCGCGTCCTGGCGGGCGAGCGGTTCGACATCTCGGACTGCTAGAGCCAGTCATCGTCGGGACGAATCTCTTCGGGGCTGATCCAGATGTGGACGCCCTGGTCGTACTTGAACCAGCCCGGAGCCTGACGCGGCGCCCAATGCTTGAATGTGCCGTCGTGGTACGGGTTCTCGGCGTGCTTGGCCTCGTAGAGCCGGTTCGCTTCTGCGAGCGCAAGGGTCGCGAAACAGATGTCGCGGTTGGCGTGCCACTCGCGGTTCGGGTCCGAGCAGACCGACCGCGGGTTGCCGCACTGGTGGCACTTCTCGAGCCCATCGAGGTGCAGCGCGTAGGCAGCCGCCCGGTCGTCGTCGTCCCAATCGGACTCGCGCTCGACCTCGACGACGGTGACGCTGCCGTCAGGATGCGTGGTGGTGTGTCGCTCCACGACAGGACGACCCAGAAACCGCCCGACGCTCACGCCGTGGGCGCGCGCGAGTTCTACGTCTCGTCGCTCTTCGGGGTCGCGGCGGAACCGAGCGACAGCCCTTTTGGGTCGGCGCCGACCATCTTGTTCAGCGAGTAGGCCGTCGCGTAGAGCTGGTCGAACTGGGCGTCGGAGAGCGAGTCCAGGAAGGCGTCCCGGTCGGCCGGCGTATCGAACACGGGGGCGACGATGGACGCGGGGACCAGCGCGTCGCCGAACGACTCCTCGTTGACGCCGAGGCTCTGGTCCTGCTCGTTGCCGTCGCGCGGGGGGTGGGCGGCGACGAGTGAGCGCCACTGCCGGCGACCGAGGGCCTGGAGCTCAACCAGCGCGGCCCGCTCGGACGCCTCCTCAAGGAAGGCGTCGTGCTCGGCAACCAGTGAGGCTACGTCAGCGGGCTCGGAGTCGCCGAGGCGGGGCAGTGCGAGGTTTGCGCGCCGCTGCGCGGACGCCACAGCCAGGCGCAGCTCCTCGAGCTTGGCCTGGTCGTCGCCCTGGAGGATGACGACGCGCTTGATGGCGCGCTTGAACTCGGTCATGCGTACTCCTTCGACAGTCGACAGAGGTTGGGTGGTCGGCGCGCACAGCGGCGAACGCGCCGACCGGGACCGGGGGCAGGCTGTCGAACCCTGCCCCCGGCCGTCAGGGGGGTCAGGCCGCAGCGACCTCGGAGAGGAACGCGGGCTGAGCCGTGATGGCGAACGCCTGCATGGCGGCCACCTCAGCGGCCTCCGCGTCGCCCGTGGTCGTGGGCATCGCCGGGCCGAACTCGACCGGGAAGACGTCCACGAACTGGCCCGCAGCGATCGCCGTGTCGACGTCGATGCCGAGGCGGCGAACGAGGTAGCCCGTGGTGCCCTCGGGGAACTTCTCGTAGGCGGCCTTGCCCTCGGACGCCGCAGCAGCCTGCGGGTTGAGGGCGTAGAGCGCGTCGCCACCCGCGTAGGTGGTGTCGCCGATCTGCTCGAACGTCACCGTGTCGCAGACACGCTTGGGGCGCGTGACGCGGTTCGTCGTCTGCGACGGCTTGCCCGTCTCGGCGTAGAAGTAGCAGGACATATCCAGCGTCGAGACGCCGGTCAGCTCTGCGACGGTGGGGGACTCGAGGTCGGCGATCGTGGGCACGAACACCCACGAGTCCCGACCGTATGCCTTGGTGCCAGCCGGTCGAATAGCGGCCATTTCAGCTCTCCTTCTCAGGGGTCTCGGCCTTGGGGCCGCTCTTGTTCGACAGGGGCTTGTAGTGCTTCGGCGGCAGGGGAGTGCCGTCGACATCCGCGCCGGGCTTGTCGAGCACGGTGTGGGCGTCCTCGTTCACCGCGGAGGCGACGACGCTGTACTCGTGCTTCGTGGTGCGGTCCTTGACACGGATCCAGGTGGGGCGGGCCATGAGGGCTCCCTCGGGTAGGGGGTCAGGTCGAGTAGGTCCACGACGAGGTGCCGGAGAACCAGTCCTCGTCGTCGCCGATCGGGTCGTCAGCGAGTTCGCGGGTGATCGGGCCAGCGGTGCCGCCGTCGACCTCGAAGCGCGTCCACTGGAGGGCGTCGGCTGCCCTGTCGCGCAGGACGGTCGCGGCCTGGTGCGTGCGGGCCACAGCGCGGGTGACGACGCGGTAGGACTGCGTGCCCGACCAGACGCCCAGGCGCTCCTCGCCAGGCAGGCGGGGCATCACGTGGACCTCGGTGTACGACGTCGGCAGCGTGGTCAGCGCCGCAAGCTCGCCGATGTCGTAGGGCTTCGCGCCGGCCGCCGTCAGCAGGGCCTTGATCGCGGCCAGGTGCGCCTCGGTGCTCACCAGAACAACCTCGTGATGAGCTTGCGGATGTCGGCCGCGGTGCTGGGCGCGATCTTGTCGGCGCTGATCGCGAGCGACAGGTGGGGGGTGGTCTGGCGACCCGATCCGTACTCGAAGTCCATGCCGCCCTGCTTCTTCGCCGGGTCCGGGCCGTACTCCCACGACAGGGGCGTGATCGGCTCGGCCGTGATGCTCTTCGGGTAGTGGACGCCCGCCTTGCCTGCCTTGACCTTGGCGTCGGCTCGAGCAAGGTCGCGGCCGTACTTCGCGTTGTCCTCGACGATGCGAGCCATGCCCGTGATGGCCTCGCCGGGGATCTCGGCCATGTCGGCAGCCAGGCGGTCGATGCGGTGACGCACTCGGATGCTCACGGCGGTCCCTCCTGGTGGTCCAGCTCGACCACGTCGAGACGCCGTGCGGTCGCCAGGGACTTCGCGGGCACGTCGGCGATGTGCCACTTGCGGCCGACCAGGGAGGGGTCCGAGCCTGCGCCGATCGCGGTGCAGACGAAGACCCAGCCGACGCGGGGGAGCGTGGCAGAGACGGGAATGTGGAGGCCGCCCTCAAGCACTTCACGCTGGACGCCGCCAACCGTGGTCAGCCGCGTGTTGCCGTCGCTGTTGCGCGACGAGCCAACGACGCGGCCAGTCGTGACGTACTCCAGCGTCCAGCCAGGCTCCTCGAGCCCGTCGATGACGACGGTGCCTTCCGAGTAGGCCGAGAAGGTGTCGCCCATCAGCGCCTCGGCGGCCATGCGGCCAGCAGAGACGGCGGACGGGGCGCTCACGACCAGTCCGTCCAGTCACGCCCGGCAAGCGGGTCGATGACGAACGCGCGGCCACGCTCACCCGAGCCGGGGAGCAGGTCGGCGAGTTCGTCGTCGGTGAAGTAGAGGACGCCGGCCGCCAGCGCCTCGTCGCGCTCCCAGCGGTAGTCGTCGATGGACTCGCTGCGCTTGCCGTCGGGGTTCTTCATCACCCGCAGGACGGCGGTCGCCAGGACGCGGACGACCTCAGCCTCGAGGTCGACGTCGTCGGCGATCAGAGTCTCGATGGTGGGGATGCGGCGCTTGAGCATCCCCCAGGCGTCGTCGAGGAACGTCTGCCCGTTGGTGACTTCCTGCCCAACGAGGGGGCGCCAGCGACTCTCCAGATCGGCAGTCGTAGCCGGGTTCGCCATGCTGGCGCCTCCCTCGTCGAGTAGGTGCTACTTGCGGGACGACGACTTGGGAGTCGTCGCCTTGGTGGCCTTGGGCTCGGCCTTCGTCTCGACCTCGACGCGCTCGTAGCCCTGCGAACGCAGGAGCGAGTCAGCCAGGTCGTCCGAGACGGTGAGGACGAGGCCGTTCGGCCCCTTGACCTGCGCCATCAGATGATGACGTCGGCGGCGGCGAGCCCGGTCGGGCGGACCACCTTGGCGCCGTAGAGGTGCAGCCCCTTGATGAGGTCAGCGAACCGCTTCTCCATGCGGTCACCCTCGACGCGGGCGATCTGCTCGGCGTAGGTGACCGCACCGCCGTAGCCCGCGAGAACGAGCTTGCCCGCGCCGGCACCGGGGCCGTTGGGGGCGTTGTTGCTCTTGCGGAGCGAGAAGCCGGCGGCCTCGCCGACCATGCCGTTCGTGCGGACCATCGAGCCCGAGGCGTCACCCGCGGCGATGAAGCGGGAGTCCTTGAGCAGGAGCCCGTGGAACGCCGGGGTGATGACAGCCCAGCGGCCCTCAGAGGGGACGTTGTCCTCGTCGAGGATCACAGCGAGGTCGACGAGGGTGTCGTAGGCCTCGGCTGCGGTCGCGAGGGTCGCCTCCGCGATGACGTTGCCGGCGTCGACGCCCGCGGCCATCGTGGTGCCGACGAACTGGTCGGCCACGTCGCGCAGCTTGTAGGCAGCCTTGCGGGCCTGCTCGCCGAGGACGTCGCCACGGGCCTGGCGCTTCTCGATGTCGTCGACCTCGAAGGCGAAGTACTTCGCCTGGTCGATGAGGAGCGTCTGGGCGGTGTCGTCGACATCCTCGATGGTGATGTCGGTGTGCGCCGTGTAGGTGCTGACGGTCGGGTCGGCCAGCGTCGTGATCTGGACGGTGTCGCCGTACTGGCTGATGTCGCCCTCGTAGTTCCGGTTGACGACGCCAGTGGCGCCGTAGACCAGGGACTTCTCGAGCGCGACGAGCAGCTCAGCCGACCACACCTCAGGCTTGAAAGCGGAGATCGCCATTGCGTCTCATTCCTTCCGGAAGGGGTGATGGGTGGGGGTCAGCTCGCGCCGAGGTAGGAGGCGAGGCGTCCTTCGTTTCGGGCCTTGACGATCTCGTCGTACTTGCCGTCTGCGTAGAGACGCTTCACCTGGTCCTCGGTGAGCTGGGCGGCAGAGCCAGGACCCCCAGCACTTGCGCCCTGCGAAGGGAGCGGTGCCGGCTTGCGCGGTTCCTTGGCGGCTCCGAGCCGCGGGTTCGCCTCGACCGCACTCGCCACGGCAGCCGCAATGGCCTCCGAGTCGGTGGGGTCGACGCCGTCGAGCGACCTCAAGAAGCTCGTCGAGTCGAGCAGCGCGGCGGGGTCGCCCCCGGCTGCTCCAGCGGCACGGAAGACGGCGAGTTCGACCCGCGCCTGCTGTGCTGCCTGTCGTTCGGCGGACAGCTCCTGAGTGAGCTGCGCCGGGTCCAGCGGCTGGTCCTTGGCAACGAGGCCGAGAGTCTTGCCGATCTGCTGGGCCAGTTCCTGACGTGCCTGCTCCGCGGCCTGTTGCTTGGCGTTGGTGCGGGC